ACAAGGCAAAGACATATCGGAATTATTTCGTAGGGTCAGCAACATAATTCGCATAGGTAAAGTAATCTCTGTGGATTATACCAAGGCCAAAGCAAAGGTAAAAATTGGCAATCTGACAACAGAATATTTGCCCTGGTTAACACCAAGTACGGCAGCATGGATACCGTTGAAAAATGGCGAACAGGTATTGGTATTATCACCCAATGGCGATTTGCGAATGGGAATGATATTGCCAGCACTTTATCAAAGCAGCAAGGCACCACCGGCACACGATTCAAACAAGATTACATTCAATGTTGATGTTGCACACAAAGGTGCAGTAAATGTCACCGGCAACATAACAACATCGGGTAAAGTTACAGCCACTGGCGAGGTCGAGGGCAAAGGTAAAAAGTTATCAACACACACGCACCAGTTCTCGTACAACGCAGGCGAAACACCATCAACCGCAACAACAGAACAACCGAGTTAAAAATGCAAGGAATGAACGTGCATACAGGTCGCAGCATTGCAGACCTGGAACATTTGCGACAAAGCATAACGGACATTTTATCAACACCGATTGGATCAAGAATAATGCGGCGAGAATATGGCAGCCGATTATTCAAGCGAATTGATGCACCAATCACAGGCGAATTGATAGCAGAGATTTATGCTGATGTCGTGGAGGCATTATTCAATTACGAACCACGATTTGAGGCAACCAATGTGACGGTTGTATCAATGGACAACGGCCACTTGGTATTGGACATCACCGGTAAATATCTGGTTACTGGCGAAGACGTAACACTAAACGGAATTGAAATACAATGAGTACAGCAAACAACACAGACATTGAAAGTTTATTGACACCGAACCATATCGATATGTCGCAATTGCCGGCACCAACGATAATCGAACAGCTGTCGTTTGAAGACATATTCGAAGAACTGCTGGTGGATTTCAAGTCCAAGGATCCGACATACGATGCGTTGGTAGAAAGCGATCCGGTAATCATTGCGCTGGAATGTGCAGCATATCGTGAGGTGCTGTTGCGAAACAGAATCAACGAGGCAGCCAAAGCATGTATGTTAGCATACGCAACCGGATCGGATTTGGATAACCACGCAGCGTTTTATGGACTGACAAGACAGACAGGCGAAACAGATGAACGTCTGCGTTATAGAACGCAATTGGCAATGGAGGCAATAACCACTGCCGGATCAGAAAAGGCATATCTGTTTCATGCATTGAGTGCAGACCAACGAGTCAAATCAGCAAGTGTAAAATCACCAGATGCAGGCGAAGTCCTGGTCACGATTTTATCAACAGAAGATGATGGCACACCAAGTCAAGATTTGATAGACACAGTGGAATCATATCTAAGCAGCGAAGACAGACGACCATTGACGGACCAAGTAACAGTTCAAGGTGCAGAGCTTGTGGAATACCAAGTAACCGCACAGGTATATCTGTACCTAAGTCCCAGCGTTGCAGTAACCGAACAAGAATGTCGTGATGCGTTGGATGCATACATAGCAAAGAATACAACGATAGGAAACATGATAGCGAGATCCGGAATCTATGATGCGCTGCATACCGAGGGTGTGCAGAAAGTCGTGCTAACGGATCCGGCGGCAGATGTTGAAACCACAAAAGAACAAGCACCAACATGCACAGACATACAACTGGAATTCATAATAACCGATGACTCAGATTAAAAGTATTTTGCCACCAAACGCAACGCAATTCCAAAAAGATTTAGAGGCCGCTACAACACAGCGGCTTTTATCTTTGGATGAAAACCGACTGCGATATCTGAACAACCCAGAACTATGCGAACCAGAAATCCTTCCCTGGTTGGCATGGTCAATGTCGGTTGATGTTTGGAACAACGATTGGTCGATAGAAACAAAAAGAACCGTCGTCAGAGAAAGTATGCAGGTGCATCAAACCAAGGGAACACTCGGATCATTACGTCGTGCGCTGGAGGCATTTATGGCTTCACGCATACGCATAACGGAATGGTACGAATACAACGGTGACCCTTACACATTTCGAGTATACGCAACGTTCCGAGATGTGAGCATATCCCTGGACGACATCGAAACAATATACAGAACGATTGTGCAGACCAAGAACCTGCGATCACAGCTGGAATATTTCCTGCCAGAGATAGAACACCAAGAGCCAGTACCGAAATACGGTGTGGCTTTCGGTTATTTAGAAACAACAACAATATACCCAGAGAGCAACAATGTCTGAATACTTTTCATTGATAACAAATACCGGCTTGGCAAAGCTGGCGGCATTACCAACAGGTGCAACATTAACACTAACACATATGGCATTCGGGAACAGCACACTGGACCCGACAGCAGATATGACGGCATTACACAGTGAGCAACACAGATGCACATTGAATGCGGTAACAATTGATCCGGCAACACCAAACAACCTCGCAGCCGAGGCAGTTATAGACAGCACCGTTGGTGGCTTTTGGATCAGAGAGGTTGGCGTGTTTGATTCAGACGGCGACCTGTTCGCAGTAGGAAAATATCCAGCAACATACAAACCATTGGCCAACGAGGGAACGGTAAAAGAACTCGGTATCCGAATGGTGCTGGCGGTCAGCAATGCGGCAAGTGTGGTCGTTACATACAACAACGGAATTATGCAAGGTGCTGCAAACACAGACCTAAGCAATTTGACTCCGACAGGACAAGGCAAACTTGATGCCAAAGCGAATGTGGATCTGAGCAATCTAAGCAACACAGGACAAGGTAAATTGGATGCTAAGGCAGATTTGGCATCGCCAGCATTAACCGGAACACCCACAGCACCAACAGCGAGTGCTGGCACAAATACAACGCAAATAGCAACGACAGAATTTGTGGCCGCAGCAATCGCAGCAATCGTGGATTCATCACCGGCAGCATTGGACACGTTGAAAGAACTCGCAACAGCACTTGGAAATGATGCGAACTTTTCAACAACGATGACAAATGCGTTGGCAGCAAAGGCAGCAAAAACCAACGACACGATAACAGTGACAAATGCCGATCCAACATCAGCATTTACTGTACGAAACATAAAAGCAACAGCAACAGATCCAGGCGAATTGAGCAGTTTAACAACTGGTCAAATTTTACTGGTTTATGAATAAGGAAACACAATGAGCAAAAACGCACTTATAGGAATAAGTTCATTGGCACGCAAGATAGGAAAACTGTATGTAGGCGTTGGTGGATACGCAAGGAAAGTGAAGAAAGGATACATCGGTATCAGCGGACAAGCACGAGTATTTTATACCGGCGATCCTGTGCTGATATTTGAGTCATCAACAATTGGAACGTACACAGAAACATTATCTGCCGGCACATACGAAATCACATTGATTGGTGGTGGCGGTGGTGCATCCGGACGTAAATGTACAACCAACAGCACATACCACTATGCACAAGGTGGTGTTGGCGGAACACTTCAAGTAACCGCAAAACTGACAGCCGCCGCAACGGTAACAATTGTTGTTGGTAAAGGCGGAACCACAGGCACAGGTTCGTTTTCAAGTGCATCAGGTGGAACCGTATCAGGTACTGCTGGTGTGGCATCAACAATCACAGGATTCACAAACTTAACCATATCTGCAGGTGGCGGAACAGCGGCAAGTACACGTGCGACATCAACAACTGGATGCACACGAACTGTTGGTGTTATAGGCACAAACAGTGTGAGTGGAACCGCTTTGTTATCAACACTGATAAACAATCCGAATCCCTGCACACCATCACAGACATCATCAACAGCGGCATCACGAACAGGTACTGGTCGATTAAATGATAACTGGCCAGATGATACGCAACGTGGCAGATCTGGTGACTTCGGTTGGCGCAGTGGAACAAATACGATGACCGCAGTTGCCGGACAACCTGGCTACGCAAGAATACGCAAACTTTAACAACCAACCCAAACCAAAAGGAAAAAACAATGAGTGATAGATTTCTTCATGGCATAGAAGTCATTGAACTGGATGGCAGCGCACATCCGGTTAGCACTGTCGCATCGTCCGTAATCGGATTGGTGGGGACAGCACCACAAGGACCAGTGAATAAACCAACAGTAATCACTGGAAACTTGATAGAGGCAATAGATACATTCGGCGAAGAAACGGATGGATTCACAATACCGACAGCATTGAAAGGCATACTGGAACAAACCGGTGCAGTGGTCGTTGTTGTGAACGTTGCCGATCCGGATAACGAAAGTCACTTGGGCGAAGATGACGAATTAGACCCAGATGCAATAACCGCAACCGACATCATCGGTGGTGTTGAATCTGACGGATCATACACAGGTATCCAATGTTTGTTGGCAGCACAATCAGAATGCGGTGTACAACCACGCATATTGATTGCCCCAGGATTCACACATCAAGCAGGTACAAACAATTCAGCGAATGCGGTTGTAACAGCATTGTTGACCGCAGCGGATCGCTTACGTGCAACTGTTGTTGCTGATTGTCCAAACGGCACAAGAGAACAAGCGACAGCACACCAAGCATTATTCTCGTCACCACGTTTGTACACAGTATATCCATGGGCAAAGGTGCAGAAAGGCGAAAACGTTGTCGAAGAACCTTTGTCACCACGTGTCGCAGGTTTGATTGCGAAATCAGACAATGATCGTGGATTCTGGTGGTCACCATCCAACCAAGAAATCAAAGGCATCATTGGATTGTCAAAGCCGGTGGATTTCACATTGGGCGACAGCCAATGCGTTGCGAATTATTTGAACGAACACAAAGTGGCAACAGTTATCCAACAAGACGGATACAGATTGTGGGGTAACCGCACAGCATCATCAGATACGAAATGGCAATTCTTGTCAGTACGCAGAACAGCAGACTTGATAAATGACAGTTTGTTGGCAGCACACCTGTGGGCAATAGATAGGAACATAAACCGCACATACACCGAAGACGTATGTGAAAGTGTGAACAGCTATCTGCGTTATCTGAAGAACATCGGTGCGATTATCAACGGCACATGCTGGGCGGATAAAAATCTGAACACATCAGAAAACATCCAATTGGGGAACATCACGTTTGACTTTGATTTTACACCATCATTCCCAGCCGAACACATAACATTCCGCAGCCGTCTGACAAGCGACTATTTGGAAGAAATCTTTGAATAACAAGGGGGTAAAACATGGCAAAAATCTTGAAGAACTTTAATTTGTTTGTAGATGGTCGTGGCTATGCTGGTAAAGCAGAAGAAGTCACACCACCAAAGCTGACAATTAAAACCGAAGACTTTCGTGGTGGCGGAATGGATGTCCCTGCGGCAGTCGATATGGGAATGGAAAAACTGGAGGGCAGTTTTTCAATCGTGGAATACGATCCGGAGGTGTTGAAACAATTCGGGTTGGTATCCGGAAACCAAGTCCAAGTTACATTGCGTGGTGCGCTGGTTGATGACAAGACAACCACACCAATGACAATCAGTTTGCGAGGCATGTTTACAGAGGTCGATATGGGCAATTTCAAGGCTGGCGATTTGGCCACATTGAAATGCTCCATTGCGTGCCGTTATTACTCGTTGGATATCGGTGGCCAAAAGGTCATTGAAATCGACGTAGACAACATGGTCCGCAACATCAATGGCAAAGATGTCTTGGCAGACATCCGTTCAGCATTGGGGG